CCAGTTGCTACATCAGAAAAACAATCCTTACTTGCTATTAAAGCAGAAAAAGATAAAATTAGATCTGAAATGCGAGCGGCAGGAGCAACAGAAGAAGAAATTGCATTTAAAATATTGGATACAGATAAAGATGGACAGCTATCTGCAGGCGAACTATCTAATGTTCAAAATGCTGAAGAGAAAGAAATTTATATTAACCAAATTGCTAAAGAAAAAGAAAGTGCTCGTATCAAAGCTAGAATCAAAAGCGGAAGGAGTGGTTTCTAATGCCAGTCAATAAGCGTACCCCTTACGCTCCTCCAGCGATTCATAATCCGGGTCCATTTGTTGCTAAAGTTATAAGTCATGTTGACCCAAGACACTCTGGTGATTTACGTGTAGAATTACAAACTAATAAGTTTAGCGGTAACGATAAAAACGAAGAAGGACAAATTATTACTGCAAGATATCTTATGCCTTTCTATGGTGTAACTGACGTTGCTAGTAATACAAGAAATGACGATTATAGATCTACACAACAAAGTTATGGTTTTTGGGCAGTACCACCTGATCCAGGTACAAAGGTACTAGTAATTTTTGCAGAAGGTTCTATGAACCAAGCATACTGGATAGGTTGTATTCAAGACGAATACATGAACTTTATGGTTCCAGGCAATCCAAGTACAACACTTACTACAGAAGGAACACCAACAGACTTACAAGGCAAAAAATTACCAGTTGGCGAATTTAATAAAAAATTAAATCAAACAGGACAAAATCCTACAAATTTTAAAAAGCCTGTAAACATTGATAGTGTAAATCAACTTAACCAAAGCGGATTAATTGAAGATGAAATTAGAGGTGTAACAACTACCGGAGCAAGACGTGAAGTTCCTAGTAATGTTTTTGGTTGGAGTACACCAGGCCCTTTAGACAAACGTCAAGGTGCACCTAAAGGCAAATACGGTCCAACAAGTCAAGCAGTAGATTATTTTAGAAGTAGACTAGGCGGAAGTTCATTTGTAATGGACGATGGAGATCATAGATTAATTAGAAAAGGTTCTCCTAAAGACACTGCTATGGAATATGTCAACAAAGAAGCAAATGAAGCAGGCGGTGACCAAACACTACCTTTTAATGATTTAGTAAGATGGAGAACACGTACAGGTCATCAAATACTAATGCACAATTCAGAAGATTTAATTTACATAGCAAATGGTAGAGGTACAGCATGGATTGAACTTTCTTCAAATGGTAAAATAGATATCTATGCGGCTGATAGTGTAAGTGTACATTCACAACAAGATTTAAATTTTACAGCAGATAGAGATATAAACTTATCTGCAGGACAAGATGTAAACGTAGTTGCAAACAAAATTAGGCAAAGTAGTTTTGATAGCACAAATTTAATAAGTGGAACTACGTATAGTGTTAATGCAAGCAAAGATATAAGTTTAAACACAAGTTCTAATATGGTAACTTTTAGTGAAGGAAATACAATGATGGCTTCACAAGGACAAGGAAGTTTCATTAGTACTGGCAACATGGCAATAGGAAGTGCTACAACTTTAGGTATAGAATCTTGTGCAAGTATTAAAGTATCTACAGATGGAACTATTGATATAAAAGCATTAGGTGATATAAAACAAGAGTCAGATACAAACTTCAATATTAAAGCAGGGGAAGAAATGAGATTTTCATCAGGTGAAAGTTTTAATATTAAAGGAACAGGCATTGTTTATGTAAAAAGTGATGCTAGTATTGACATACAAAATATTGAACCAACATTACCTGATAGTGCTACTATACCAGCCGCACCATATGTTGTTGATCCTACACCACCAGAACAAGCTCTTAACACTTCACGTAGACCACAACACGAACCGTGGTTTGAACATGAAAATATGGATCCTGAAAAATATAGTCCAGAAAATACTAGAGCAGGTAATCAGCAAGGTGAAACATATCCACCTAGCACACCAGATACATTCAAGCGTGGACCGGCAGGTACAGTTGTTGAATCAGGTTCATTACCAAATAGTTATAATAGCAGTGGCTCACCTGAGGGCAGTGCAAAATTTGATCCTACAGCGGCGGCAGATATTCCACCAGATCCACCTGCGACAAAAATTAGTAAACAAGAATTATCACGTAAATTTGCGGCGGCTCTGTCAGCAGAAGGATTTAATGAAGAACAAATTTATAGTGCAATAGCATGTGCTGAAACAGAATCTGCACTACAATTAAAAACTGAATCTAGTTATGCAGGTACAAGTAATGATAGAATACGTTCTATCTTTAGTGCGGCACGAACAGTTAGTGATGCAGAGCTTACAAGTATAAAAGCAGATAAAACACAGTTCTTTGAATTAGTATATGGTAATACTAGTAGCATAGGTCCTGGTATGGGAAATACTACACCAGGTGATGGCGGCAAATTTATTGGTCGAGGATTAATTCAGTTGACAGGTAAAGCGAATTATCAACGTTATGGTAAATTAGCAGGATTGATTGATGAAGGACTTGTATCAGATTATAATCCTTTTGGTGTAAAAATTGTTGATGACCCTACTTTATTATTAACAGATGTTGACGCAAGCGTAAAAGTTACAGCGGCATATCTAAAAGAACGTTACAAAGATTTTGGTAGAGGATATTTAGGAAACTTTAGAATGGCAATCGCAGGCACAGAAGGCGGTTACAGATTGGGTAGACCAAAAGATGAAGGATATTATAAAGCGAAGTTTTTAGCGAATGGAAAATTTGATCCAGATTGGGTTAGAGATCCAAATAGGACAATAGGAGTATAGTATGTGTCAAATATTAATACCAAATAGTCCAGTTGTTAATCCTGCTCAAATTGCAGATAATGCGGGCTGGAATGAATTAATTGAATCTAACAGATACAATTATGCAGATTTAGAAGGTGATTATCCTGCACCTACAGGAGCAGGTCCAAGCGGAGGCGGATATGTTAACAGTAGTAATTTACCACCGTTAGATCCTTCAATAGAACCAGGCCCATTACCAAGCGGCCCGGGCTGGGAAAAACTAGATGCTGTATTAACAAACGTTCTAACACAAGACTGGCGTGAAAGAGGAAATCCTGGCAATCCAAGAATTTTAGAATGTTATAAAGTTTGTGGAAATGCATACACAAGAGATAGTAGTGCAATGGCATACGCTTGGTGTGCGGCATTTGTAAGTTGGGCTTTGTTTACAGCAGGTATACCTACACTTAAAACCATGAGCAGTCAAGGCTGGTATCAATGGGGTAGTGAAGTAGACTGGAGAGTTAACAGTAATATTCGTAAATGGGACGTTGTAATATTCAAATCAAAAACACGGTCCGGCGGACACATAGGTTTTGTACAAGAAATTACAAGTAATGGTGTAATAAAAGTATTAGGCGGAAATCAAGGTAATAATGCAAAGGTTTCTAACTACAAATTTAACAGTAATAGTCAATATGTAAAAAGTGTAAAACGTAACTGGTCATTGCCTGCACAATATGATGTACCGGTTGATGGCACTTCAGCAGTTGCAACAACAGGATCAGAGGATACAACAGTATAATGCCAGGACAAATACACAGACTAGATGATGAAAACGATGCTGGTGCTAAAATTACAAGTACAAAGCAAACACTTGTAAGTGTAGGAGGCAAACCTATAGCAACTGATGGTGATCCTATTGAAGCACATGGTATAGGAGAACATGCTAGTCCAGAAACAGCAAATGGTAACACACTAGTTACAATAGGAGGAGTACCTATAAACAGAGAAGGTGACGAAGATAGTTGCGGGCACGTTAGAGCTGAAGGTGCAACGCAAGTTATAATAGGTTAAATAGTATTATGAGCAGTGTAGAAAAAGATTTATATAAAAATATCAAGGTACAAACACCAGATGCACCCAAGCCAAAAGTTCCATCTAGAGCTTATAGAGGTACATCTACTGTAAATCCTGGTAACAAATCTTTTGCACTCTATGATATAGGACTCATAAAGCAAGATTTGCTGAACCATTTTCATATAAGACAGGGTGAAAGGCTTGAAAATCCTGAATTTGGGTGTATTATTTGGGACGCATTATTTGAACCACTAACAGAAACACTAAAAGAAGCAATAGCAAAGAACGTAACACAAATTGTTAATTATGATCCTAGAACAAAAGCATCTAATATTATTGTAGATAATTTTGAGCATGGAATACAGATAGAGTGCAACATTACTTACTTGCCATACAACATCTCGGAACAACTACGTTTCCAGTTTGATGAGCGTAATGGATTACTAAATTAAGTACGCACTTTTCTCAATCAAATAAATAGTTTGTAAGAGGAAAGAACATGTCAACAACAGATAGACAAAACAGATTATTATTAGCTGAGGACTGGAAAAAAGTCTACCAGAGCTTCAGAAATGCAGACTTCAAATCATACGATTTCGACAATTTACGTCGAGCTATGATAGGATACCTTCGTCAGAACTATCCAGAAGATTTTAACGACTATATTGAAAGTTCAGAGTACCTAGCTCTTATAGATTTGATTGCTTTCCTCGGGCAAAATCTTGCTTTTCGTTCAGACCTAAATGCTAGAGAAAATTTTATTGAACTTGCTGATCGTAGAGAATCTATTTTACGTTTAGCACGTTTACTATCTTACAATCCTAAAAGAAATCAAACAGCAAACGGTTTGCTTAAATTTGAAAGTGTAGCGACTACAGAATCAATTATTGATAGCAACGGAATAAATCTTGCTGGACAAACTGTAACTTGGAATGACCCAAGCAACGAAAATTGGTCAGAACAATTTACAAAAATATTAAATGGTGCATTACCTCAGAATGGTATTATTGGTAAGCCTAATAATTCAGATACAATTAACGGAGTACTAACACAACAGTATAGACTCAACGCTACAAACACAAATGTTCCTACATATAGTTTTAGTAAAACTGTTAATGGACAAAATACACAATTTGAAATAACAAGTTCAAATATTACAGATGGAAATATTCAAGAAGAAGCACCATTGCCAGGCAACAACTTAGGATTTTTATACAGAGAAGATGGGCAAGGTAACGGTAGTAGCAACACAGGATATTTTGCACACTTTAGACAAGGTCTTACACAAACAGGTTCATTTACAATAGACAATCCTGCAAGTAATCAGATTATTAATATTGATGCTACAAACATTAATAATAGCGATGTTTGGTTATACAAATTAAACAGCATAGGATTTGAATCACAACTTTGGTCAAAAGTAGACAGTACTATTGGTAACAATGTAATTTACAATTCAACTGCAAAAGACAAAAGAAATATTTACGCAGTTCAATCAAGAGTTGATGATAGAATTAATTTAGTATTTGCTGACGGAATATTTGGCAACCTGCCAAGAGGTTCGTTTAGAGTTTATTATAGGCAAAGTGCAAATAGACAGTTTATAATTAGACCAGAAGATTTAGTAAACATTTCAATATCAATTGATTACACAAGTAAAAGAGGAACTATTGAAACTTTAGATATTAGTCTTGCATTAAAAAGCAATATTGATAATTCAAGTGTTAGTGAAACAAGTGCAAGCATAAGAAATCTTGCACCACAAACTTATTATACACAAGACAGAATGGTAACAGCAGAAGACTACCAAGTTGTTCCATTAAGTGTAAGTCAAG